CCAAACGAGTAGTAACTAGCGCCCGTTGATGCATTGAACGCCAATTGTATTACTTGAGATGTTGAAGATACGGTTTTTGTAATTTTGATGACATAATCGGTATATGTGCTTGTAAAGCAACCAGCGACTGACACAGAACTGACTCCCGTGCCGATTGTTGCACTGGTAATATAATTTAAGCCGATGTTGGTTTGCAAAGTTGTCATTTGTGCTGCCGTAAGAATTTGACCAGCGGTAAAAGTTTGTTCAGCCATGTTTCTATCCTAGGACATTGTCTTCGTCGAGTGTGCCATATACAGCGTCGTTCAAGATCAGCTCATAAACGATCGTGGTCGGTGCCGTGAAGTAAGTGACTGCGTGCCCAGCCGACAAAGTAAGCCGATGCTCCAATCCTTCAATGGTCAAGTTTTGAGCGAACTGGGTTGAGCCTGATGAAGTAGTGATTGACTTCTCAATGTTGATTACATCGCCAATGTCCAATGTGGCGAGCAGGTCTTGATCGAGGGCTGCTGTGCCGGGGAACTCGGTGCCAAGGGAGTTGAAGCGTGCTTCGGGGTTGGCGTTGAGAAGGTAGTTGGCGAGTGTAAGAGCTGACGCGTCGTTGTAAACAAGCGAGTCCGTGATTGATTTTGTCTGCACAAGATAGGCGGCTTGAGATGCAAGATCTTCGGCGACTTGTGGTGTCGGAGCGCCCCCTGGCCCTGGCCCTGATCCGTCTGGACGAGTCACGGATGCACGATTTACTACTGTGTCCGCTTGGAAGGCAATATCGATTGCGCTGTAGCTGATTTTGGTTGGTGGGTTGGTGTCGTGAAACTCTGCAATAGGGACGCCTAAGACTTGCCCGATGCGCTTCTGGAAGGTAATAGTGCCTTCACGATCCACAAAAATTCTGCCCTGCTCGGCGTCCATAATCTTGTTGGCATACCCTGCGACCGAGGTTCCGTTGGCAACCGTGTAAGCAGCTGCACCGCCAAGGGTCGCTACACCTGTCTCAATGCTCCGTGTGCCCTGATAATCAACTTCTGGCAGATCTAGCAGGTCATCAAAACGATCGCTTGAAAGCTGCTCTGTGACATTCCATTCCGCGAGGAAGGTCTGTCCCAACTGATAGGAATAGTCGGCACAAGTGACGCTTACCGTGTCCAGACCGCCAAGGGTAAAGGTGTAGTCAAAGTTCACGATGTAGCCGACCCATAGATATTTTTTTACGCCGAGCGAGTCGTATCGGGAGAAGCGGACTTTGCGAAGCGGTGCAAGCCCGGGGAGCGAGTTGTTCGGATCGTAGTAAGGCGATGTCGTGTCGAAAGGGTTGAAGACTCCGTCGGCGTAAGTGTCGTTCAAGGTGAAGTTCATCGTGCCATAAGGGAACTGGTCGCCAGTGTTAGCGCGTCCGCGTTTTGCTGTCAAGCCGATCGTGCCGTCCATAACCGAGGCGTACTGATCGGTTCCGTCTAGGACATAATCGGTAGAGTCAAGCGTGCCTTTCGGATCGTCGTCAAGTGTAAAGGCGTTCCAGTTGTACCCTGTATCAATCTCGAGGTCGTAGTTACCTGATCCGACTACCGCGACGCCTGCCATTACGCGACCGCTATGTTCGCTGGGCCGTTCTGCCTGTTGAATGCTCTAATCGCGTTCACGACAGCCGTACCGATCTCTGCGCTTGAGCCGAGTCCGCCGTTGATGTTGATCGTGTAGTTGCCCATTCCACCACCGCGTCCAGATAGTGGGATGACCGCTTCAGGGCCACGCTCACCGATCATTGCAAGCGTGGGCCCCGTCACGATTCCGCCGTCCGCGAGCATAGGGATCTCGGGGACTTCGAAGCCTTTACCGCCGATGACTGGCACCCAAGAAGGGATGTTGAAGGCAAGTTTCCCAACTGTGCTGTTCCAGAGTTTTGCGATGCCGTTAAAGAGTGATTTGTAGATGTTAAAGATTGCGCCGAAGTAGGTGGTCAGTCCGTCAAAGACTGCTTTGCCGCCTTTGAGCATGCCTTGGAAGACGGTGTCTACGATCTTGCGAACGGAATCAAACTTAAAGTAGAGCGCTGTCAGGATCGCTATAAAGGCGACGATCGCTAGGACGATAAGTGTGACAGGGTTGGCAAGTAGAAGCGCGTTAAACACTGCGACAACGCCGTTCACGATCATCTGGGCGGCTGCATAAACTTTCATAGCGGCATTAAGAGTCAAGATCGTGACTGCAATTGCACCGATTGCCCCAGCAATAATTAGGAAAGTACTTGAGTTATTTGTTGCCCAAGTTGCAAACTCTGCAATAAATGGGAGAACTGCCTGAACTGCTGGAAGCAAAGCTTTACCAATGCTTCCTTGTAGGTTGTCCATTTGTGCTGTGAGTGTGCGCGAAGTGTTGGCAAGACCGTCGGAAGTTTTGTCAAAGTCGCCTTGTGCAGTAGCGCTTTGTTTGTAGATCAGACTTTGGGCTGCAAGGATCTTTTGTTGATCGGTAAGGGCTCCGCTGCCGTCGTAGATTTTTAGTGCTGCGGCTTCTGCTCTTAACGCTGCGTCATTGAGCAAAATGTTGTATTTGCGTAATGGTTCAGTTTCTCCTCGAAGAGCTGATCCGATTGCGTTAATTGCTTCTTCTGGGGTTGTGTTATTAAACGAAGCAAGGTCGGATGCAAGAGTTGTGAAGTCGTTGCTAAAGTCTGATAGATCTTTGCCACTTAGCCCAGCAATTTTGCCAAAACTGCCGAAAGTTCCTGCGGCGTCTAAGACTGCTTGTTCAGATTGTCCAATTTCTTTTGCAGCAGTTTTTGAAAATTCTGTAATTGCATCAGCGCCGTCGCCGAATATAACGCTAACTTTTGACATGCTTTCTTCAAGATCTGACGCGGCTGATATGGCAGGAACAATTGCTGTGGCTAATCCAGCGATTGCAGCTGCGGCGGGGATAGCGGCTTTCTTAATTGCAAACTGTGCCTTAGCAGAAGCGCCCTCAAGGGACTGGAACTCTTTGATCGCCTTTTGAGTTCCCTTGGCATCAAACTCGGAGATGATTGGAATGTTTACCGATGCCATTAAGAGACCACATTCCGATCAACTTTGTCCATGACAGTCTCAACAATGCGCCGCATTTCCGACTCGACTGTGCCTTGGTTCTTTTCCATTGCTTTCCACATTACTCTTGATCGCATGCCGTAGCGCGCCGAAAGTGCACTGCCGAGTCTTCCGTTTGCGGCCATGTCAAAGAGTGTCCCAGTAGAGCCCGAGTAGACAATATTGAAAACGCCAACATTTCTAATTTGTCCAGCAAACTGCGAGATCTTCTTAGTGTTGATCTTGGCGGAGATCTTTTGTTTGCGTCCTGCTTCCCAAGGAAGCATCTTGAAGCCCGAAGGTGTAGTCCAGTTGCGACCCATACCAGACAAAGGCACCGAGTTAGGAATAAGAGCAAGAGCGTCTGCGATTACAGGTTTTGCAACATTCCTAAAATCTTTTGCAATTTGGTTACGAAGACCCGGCTCAATGGAGTTGAGCTGCTTGATTGCTTCTTTGAGACCATAGACCTCAATGTTGGTGTTAAGTCCTTCAGCCATGTCACCTTTTCTTATTTTGTTTTTCTAGCACTGCGACAATGGTACTTAGGTCTCGCGTGTCGAAGGTGTCAGCGTAGAAAGTGGGAGCCCACCCAGTCGCGACTACAAGTTCGGCGAGTTGTCGCCTGTAGCCGCGTCCGTAGGGTTTGGGTCTGTTGAGTCCTCTACGCCGATCTCGACATCTGGATTCTGTTTTAACCATTCGCGCCAAGTAGCAGGAAGAGTCTCGCCTTTAATGCCGAGCATGATGTACGCCCAGCAAGCCATATCGGATGCACCGATTCCGCGTCCGTCGGAGACTCGACGATTTTCTAGGCGTTCCCATTCGGCAATTGCAAATAGGTTTGTAATGAGTAACTCTTTTTTGTCTCCGCGTGTAAGCGTGAGTTTGATCTTCATTGTGTTTCCTTTCGTCGGGCCAAGGAAGGCCGTTATTTAGACTGTGACATCAGCCGAGTAGACGCCACCCATGAAGGTAATGTCGATCGACTGTAGTTCGCCGAGTGATGCTGAGATCACTGGCAAAGACTCAAGATAGGTGCCTGTCAGAGTGAAGCCAGGATTCGTGCTGGAGTCTGCTGCGTCCGAAGGATTTACGACAATATTTAATTTGGTGCCGACAAGCGGTGCAAGTGTTGCGTAAGTCGCTGAAGCGGCATAGCTAAGAAACAGAGTCAAGGTGCACTCATTGTCTTCAAGACCAGCGGTGAAAGTGTTTGCCGTGTTGCCGAAGACCGTGTCATTCAGAGCCGTGACAGTTCTGGTCACGGTGGCGGATGTGCACCAGCCCGTCAAGTTCGTGGCTCCGACGAGCACTTTTGGATTACTGAGAATTGTGGATGTTGCAGCCATAATGATTACTCCTTGGAAGTGTTGGTTTTAGTTTGACACATAATGAGACCGAGAGTGTGGATTAGGCAGTCTGCACGACAGTTGAGACGGACAGCTCATAAGCAGGAAGCGTCGAGCCACCGATATCTAGGTTGGTTGGGCGTCCAGAGACCACGCCGATATTGAGTGCGTAGATCTGGGCAAGGATATTAAGCAGGCTCTTTTGGGCGTCAAGGTTGCCCGGGCCTAGCGTGATGATCTGCAAGGTGAAGTTGAGTTTTGCGACATTGTAGTTGTAGCCGTCAATCGAGTCAATATTGACGAAGACCGAAGGCGGACTGATATTGCGCGGATCGTTATTTACTTGTAGACCACTCACCGTTGAGAGCTTTGCAACTAGATCGTCGTAGCCTTCGTTAAATAGATCCGTGTAATTAGGGACAGGCATCAGGCGACCTGCG